TGTTTTCATACCCAGTAGACAGTTTCCTAATTGGTATTTATATCGTACTCTATCACTATCTTCTTAGATCTTCTACCAACTGAGTTCTGTGTGTAGTATTCATTCCACTCACCATCTGCTATATCACCCATCAACTTCTTATCTAAACCTGCTAGGTTGATACAGTTAATAACTGCTGCTTTAACTGACCCTAGACCATCAGGATATGTATCCTTTGCAAATCCATTAAGGTCAGTAGTCTTGGCATTTTCTAATGCCTTATCAATGTCTATGGTAAATTCATCACTCATAGTTTAAACCCTGAGAAAGTATCCTTCTTAACATCCTGCTTGATACCACCAACGATATAAGACTCTACTTCAGTCTCTTGTGGTGCTACCTGTAGACCCTTAGAACTAATCCAATGTTGTGTCCAAGGTAATGGATTGTTTCTTAATGATATATCATAGATAGGATCCAATCCAATTGCTTTCATTCTCTTGTTAGCAATCCATTCAACATACTGTGACAGAAGTTTCTCATTCAACCCAATCATACTACCATCTTTAAACAAATACTCTGCCCACTTCTTCTCTTCATCAACAGCAGTTTCAAATGCAGACTTCAACCATTCCTTTTCCTCCTGCATTATCTCTACCATCTCTGGATCATCACCCTCTCTCCAATTCTTTAGGATTGTTTGGGTTAGGACCAAATGCTGGTTCTCATCTCTAGCAATAAGCGATATGATTTTAGCGGATCCTTCCATGAGTTTGAGCTCACCAAAAGCAAAACTACAAGCGAAAGAAACATAAAAGCGGATACCTTCCAAAATATTGACATTAGCTACTGCCCTGTATAAGTGTCGTTTTAAATCTTTTCTAGTCCATTCTGAATTAGGATGCTCCTTCATGTCAGATGTCCAACTACTGCTCTGACCCCATTCACTTGCTACATTAACAAAGTCATCATATGCTTTAGTAACACTGGTAGCTCTCTGAAGTATTCTATCATCAGTTAAGATAGTATCTAATACCTCAGAAGGATCAGAGTAAATGTTCTTAATAATATATGTGTATGATCTACTATGAATCATCTCCATAGTCTGCCATATGTTCATACACCCTTCTAATTCAGGTATAGAAACATAAGGTGTGAATGCCATACCAGGTGCTCGGCCTTGAACACTGTCCAGCATGATCTGATATTTTAAATTAGATGTATAGATGTGCTTTTGCTCAGGTCTCAATGCCTCATAGTCTGCACGATCTTTCTGAAGTGATACCTCTTCAGGTCTCCAGAAGTATCCTAACATCTGTTGAGTTAACTTCTCAAAGACAGGATACTTATACTCATCATATCTCTGTACCCCCAAGGGAGCACCAAAGAACATTGGTTGCTTCTTAAGGTTGACTGCTTCAGTATTGAAGACAGTCATTCCTTTTAAATTAGATGGCACAGGCATCACACTCCGTAGCATCAGATAAACTTGCTAACAAATCATCAACAGCAGACTCTTGTGGTTTCACTTCTTCTATTTCATCAGTCTTATTATCATATGTATTCTGATAATAAGATGTCTTCCAACCCAACTTATAAGTTGTCAATAAATCATTTGCCATGACAGATACAGGAACTTCATTATCAGGATAGTTCTCTGGATTGTACGACCAGTTGCCACTGATCGCTTGATCAAAGAACTTCTGCATTACAGATACTACTTTAACATATCCTTCGTTATTTGGCATCTCCCATAACAAAGTATAGTGTGGTTTTAAAGACTGATATGCTGGAACAATCTGCTTAAGTGGTCCTTTCTTGGACTTCTTAGTGGACAAATAATCTCTTGGTGGTTCGATTCCGTTTGTTGCATTTGACACAACGGAACTGCTCTCCGATGGCATTTGTGCAGACAATGTTGAGTTCCGTAACCCATAGGTTCGTATGTCTTCCCGTAGAGCTCCCCAATCAAGTGATAGGTCATTGGGTACTACCTCATCAACATCCTTCTTATATGTATCGATAGGTAGGATTCCGTCAGCATACTTAGTTCTATCAAAGTATCCACACTTACCATACTCTTGAGCAAGTTTATTAGATGCTTTCAATAGATAGTATTGAAATGCCTCCGTAAGATCATGAACCAACTTCCATGCCTCTGGATCATTATAAGATACCTTATGCTTGGCAAGGTAATGTGCCAACCCGATGTAACCGATACCAAGTGATCTACGATTCTTTGTACCAATATCTGCTGCCTTAACAGGATACCCTTGGAAATCTATCAGTGCATCTAATCCACGAACAGATAGATCACATAGTTCCTCCAACTCAGCACCAGTAGATCTAAGAGTACCTATATTAATAGCAGATAATATACACAGTGCTATCTCACCATTAGGATCATCGATATGTTGTAAAGGTGTAGTAGGTAGAGTGATCTCTTGACAGAGATTACTCATAGTAATCTTATCTTTAAAGGATGAGTGACTATTGCAATGATCTATATTCATGATATAGATACGACCAGTCTCTGCTCTCTCCTTTAATAGATCAAGAATTAATTCTTGTGCATTAACCGTTCTTCTTGGGATTGATGCGTCTGACTCATATGAGCAGTATAAACTATCAAAAGAGTCGGTCCCAAAACTCTCATAAAGAGAAGGAACATCATGAGGGGAAAATAACGAGATGTCCTTATTGTCGATAAACCTTTGGTAAAAAAGCTCACTTAGTTGGATGCTGTAGTCGAGTTTTCTGACTCTGTTGTCTTCTGTTCCTTTGTTGTTTTTGAGGACGAGGATGTCTTGGATTTCTTTGTGCCAAATGGGAAAATGGACAGTAGCTGATCCTCCTCTAATACCGTTTTGCGTACAGCATCTGACAGTTGATTCAAATTTTTTAAGGAAGGGGACAACACCTGTGTGTTGAACTTCTCCCCCACGGATTTTGCTATTGATTCCCCTGATGCGGCCTGCGTTAATACCGATACCAGCCCTCTGTGCGACATATTTGCCAATAGCCATATCAGAGCTAAAGATACTATCGAGGGTGTCATCACTATCAACCAAAACACAAGATGCGTATTGACGAATAGGGGTTCTAACTCCTGCCATGACTGGCGTTGGGATGTTGATTTTGTGTCTGCTGATTGCGTCGTAGTAGCGTCTGACATAATCTAACCTAGTTGCTTGTGGATAATCTGAAAACATTGTTGCAGCTATCATGATGTACATGAACTGTGGTGTCTCAAAGACATCTCCAGTGCTGCGATCTTGTACAAGATATTTATCAACCACTTGGCGAAGACCTGCATAAGTAAACAGGAAATCCCTATCGTGATCTATGTAAGTATCTAGCTCATCAATCTCATCATCTGTATATTTCGTTACAATAGCTTTATCATAGACCCCACCCCTAACACATTTAGTTACATGGTCTCCAAGATTAGGAAGATCTCTCATTTTACCATAGAGATTTTTCCTAACGCCAAAGAGTAACAATCGTGCAGCAACATACTGATAGTTTGGAGCATCAAGGGAGATAAGATCACTGGAAGACTTGACAAGTATGTCTTGTATTTCAGCAGTTGTAATTCCATCGTAGAATTGTACTCCTGAATTAATTTCTACCTGAGATGCAGATACTCCTGCAAGATCTTTACATGCCTCCTCAACCATCTTATGCATCTTATTAAGATCAAGAGGTTCAATGCTACCTGATCTCTTTTTGACATTAGTTCCGTTACTCATTTGGTGTTTCCTTGTGTGCTATCTTAAAATTACAGGATAATGAAATTCTTCTTTCATTAGAATTATTTCTTGTCACAGAGTGATCTAATATTCCTGGAAATATGTAGAACACCCCTTCTTCGGGAGGATAAGAATTCCTCTGTGGATGATATTTATTATGACTTGGGTGGAAAACTATATCTCCAGATCCATCAGGAACAGAGACATAAAATACAGCAGAAATATCAAGGGGATAATGATTATGCTTGTCCGTACTCATGTTCTTTTCGTGAACATGAACCCATGCCTTTTCAGTTACTAACTCCATACCAGTAAATTCTACAAATGACTTTCTAATATCTTCAACAACATCATCTATTAAAGATGAGTCTGGTCTGAAGATTAAATCATTGGTAGCATCTTTACCAGTATATGTTTCTGTTACTGGGTCATATGCAACATCAAATTCAGTAGTAGAAGACTTGTCAATCCACTCGTTAATATCTTTTTTAAGTTGGATTAGATCTACATTAGATCTTCCCCTAAAGATATCAATTCTAGAAATTGTCTGTACTGCTAGACCTTTTTCCATTCTGTGAATTTAACTTTGGCTTCTAACCCTGAGTATGTATTTGATTCTAGCAGATCCATGATCATATGTCCATTAACAACCATGTCATTAATGTCCTTCTCCCACATATTAGAAGGCCAGATAACTACCTTCTCACCTCTGTCGATGGTGTCTGAGATCCGTCTAACGATCTCACGATTCCTCGGCTCGTTATCATAAACCCAAATAGGATCGCTAACACCCCACTTCCCAACATCACCGTCTGCACCGCACAAAGCAATGCTATTTGGAATGAACGAACTGTCGAACGGTCCCTCTGTAATATAGACTGGAGTTCCTCCTCTGAGGTTATCCAATCCGTAGATCTTTGGTGCGTCATCATTAAGAATGGTTGTGATGTATTTAACAGAACTGGGACCTAGAGATCTACCCTGAAATCCGATCAATTCTTTTTTATAATAAAGAGGTATTACTATCCTTGATTCTTCTTTAACATTGGAAGAAAAAGTGGGTTTGTATTTGTTAACAAACTCACAAAATTTCTCCGCATAATAAAAAAGAGTAGGGTCTAATGCCCTACTCTCTAAGTAAGTTCTAGCTGAGGTAACCTCTGAGCAGAGAGGAAGATCTATCTTATTATTAAAGACAGGTTTCTCAAATTCAAACTTAGGTTCCTCCGCAGGAAAATTCTTTCCTGTAAATCCAGACTTAAACTTCTCCATAGAAAATTTTCCATGAAGAACTCCATCAATCTTCTTAAGAAAATTGTTGAATGACATAGAAGCACCACAGTTGTGACACTTATAGTTAGTATTAGTCTTGACTTGATAAAGATATCCTCTAGCTTTGTTCTTATGCTTCTGGGAATCACCACAGAAAGGACACCTAAAATTGTAAAGATTATTCTTTACCCTTTTAAACTTATCCAGACGAGCAGAAACTAGACCAATATACTTTGAATCAATTAGATCCATTCACGAAGGTTTGCTCTGCAGATATTGTAGCAGACCCTAACATGTTAGTCAAGACTTTTTGTCCGATTGGACTAACGATGAAAGATATAACAGCAAGAGCACCACAAATAGTCCACATCTTCTTCTCCATGACCTGTAGGCGGTCATCAACCTTTCGTATATCTCTTTCACAACCTTTCTTAATCTCCTCTGCTTTACGGTTGACTTCACGATGGACTGACTCCACCTTCTCAAACAGTACAGCATCTATACGATCTTGCTTATCTAGTTTTTCATTATGTACAGCAAGCAACTCACCCATCTTGGTTGAGTTGTCAGAGAGTTTATCTACTACTCTCTCTAACCTTTCTAGAATGGCAGTATTTACATCCATCTCTTTCTAGATCCATGACCGCCAGTAGCATATCTCTTCTGTGGCTTTTTCTTTTTCTTACCCAGACCCTTATCATAACCAGCAGTTGGTCCTTTAGCAGGAGAACTAGAACTAAAACCTCCACTCTGACCTACTGCATTAGCGGCCATCATCTCTTCTTTAAATTGATCGAAAGATTTCATCAGAGTGAACGCAGTTGTGTTAAACAGAACTCATCATCTAATACTCTATTTAGTCCTGAAGGGGGGTATTCAGAGACTCTTCCAAGGTATGTTAGGAAACTCTTAGTACAAGACCAAAGATCCTTATCCAATTTAAAGTATAGTAATGGAACTCCAGCATCACCAAATACATTAAAAAGAACAATGAAGTGGTTGAGGATAAGATGTGTCCTCAACTCTCCAGTGTTCCTATACCTTTTTAATAATCTTTTGATATATTTTATTCGCTTTAAATCATCATAGAAATCATCCTCAGTCACTGCCTGAGGATTATCATAATTTTTAATAGCGAATAGGAGATAGTTACTATCGTTCAGTTCATCAAATCTCATTTACATATTATTCGTCAGTGGGGTATGGCAGGCTTCCAGTTGAGATTCCACTCATTGCTACAAGTGTTTCTTTCTTCACTCGAAGATTGTCATGCATATCTATATATGTGGTTACTCCGACCCAACCAACATGGTCTACTTTGTAAGCACCTGTATTCTCAGTTGCTGTACCATAGACTAATGCGTCAGCATCAGTTCTTCCTTCCTGATATACACTGTCTAGTACTGAACTCTTAGGTAGTTCAGTTACATAATACGAAGTTGCTGCAATACTTGTTGCACTTAATCCATCTGTTGTATCGATGGTTAGCACTCGGTCACTAGTAATACCCGTGATTACTGCTGCACCGTAGTGAGTTCCGACACCGCCTCTAGCACCAACTCGAATGACTTGTCCAACGGACACATCGTTCGTGAAAGTTGTACCAGTACCAGTTACAGTAGTACCGCTTACTGCGATAGTACCGAATGTCGTAATATTATCATTTGAACCCCAGAGAGCCATGTGTCTGTCCCAGTTACGATTTTTATCTTTAAGTATTTATAAAACTAAGTCCCCAGTCCTTTACCCTTTTTATAGTTAGACTCGCCACCATACCTTGCTACAGTGTTAGTATAATCCTGTGTAGATTTAAATCCTGCCTTCTTTGCCCTATCAGCATAAGCTCTTTTAGACTTTAATTTATCTATCTTTCTCTCTAATGAAGTATTTTTTTCATTAGATTTAGCACCCTTAACTTTCTTGCGTTGTCCTTCTGGTTTACCAGTCTCCTTACGGATCTTACTTCTAACAAAGTTAAGTGCTTTATCTTTACTACCACCCTTTTGAACTGATCTACCACTCTTCAAACTCTTTCCAGTCTCTTTAGAATAACGATTCAATTCTGTTATAGGATCAGGTAGCACAAGATCAGTCACCTCATAGGCAACTTCACCATTTGCTTTTAAAAGATATAACTTATCGTTCTCTTCTATTGTTAAGGTTGACTCCTTAGTTATTTTTTTTTTTTAGCCGCTGCTTTTTTCATTGCAGCATTCTGTTTCATAATATCATCAATTGAATCACCGATACCAGTGAAGTTATCCTTAGAAGGATCTGTTTGCTTAGAAGTCTTCCTGTCTTTTTCCTGACGGTCTGGATCTCTTTGATAACCTTCCTTCTTCATATGATCTGCTTTTTTGTAAAGAGGTTCTCCCGTCTTTACATTCTTCTTGTTTCTATTCTGCCATGCAGGAGTATTACCTTTCTTGTCAGCATTAGTTAAGGTATACTGTTTCTCACTAAGATACTTATTATTGTACATATCATAGATCTTACCTACGATAGACTCCTTCATATCAGGATTGATCTCAATCTTATTCTTTACACTCTTTTCTGTAATTTCTTTCTGCTTTTCATCAGAAGTAGTTGCATTTTCTGACTTATGCAATGCTTTTGCTTCTTCTAATTCTTGTTGCTCCTTTGCCAATTTCCTAGCAACCTGTGCTTCTTCAATTGCTTTAGCAATATCAATTCTACGCTTTTCCTCAAGAGTTAACTCTTCAACAGGTTCATCCACCTTCTCAACAAAGACATTATTTTTGCTTTGTTTGAAGATTTCTTCTACAGTTTTATCAATAGAGTTAGTCATCTCAACTGAGCACATTTATTTTCTGATATTATTTATAAACGACCTGATCTTCTCTGCTGGAGTAAGTGCCTGAACATACTCTCTATAAGAGTCAGTACCAACCTCTCTCTTAGATGCAACTACCCCTGAAGGTACTTTAGTTTCCATGATATCATTGATCCAACTCTTGAACATGATACCCTCATTAGTCACTGCTATGACATAGTTTGTACCCTTTCTAAGGACACGACCAACTAGTCCAGTGTTAAGGTTTTCAACCAATGTTCCTATATTAAATATGTTACCTTGAACGAAATGTTCTCTTAAAGTTTTAAAGTCTAACTTAGGTGCAATCTGCCACAATTCTATATCTTCTTTAGTAGCAACTGCTTTCTTACCTATAGATTTTTGAACTGTATTAAATAACTCCTGTGCTACCGCACCCTTTGCTGCTTTAGGTAATCCTTTTTTAAATGCTTCAAAGTCTCCATCTGCTGCTAGAGCTCGAAGTTTGGAAGCAGACATACCCTCGACCCCTTCAGCATCGGGATCCCTGTCCCCTGCTGATATGACATTAATCGCATCAAAAGTATAGAGTTGCCCGTTGTATTTGTTGGCGAGACTCTCAAACTCTTTTTGTCTATCACTGCCAACCACGAGATTAACGGTCTGGTATCCTTGGACATCGGCATGGGTTAAAGCATCAATAATTGTACGAATGGATGGATCGTATACAATACTATTACTATGAGCAGGGAATAATTTTCTCATAAAGAGAACTTTATCCTCTGCTCCAATAGGATTCTTATCGTTATCCTCTGAGTGTGATGGGTAAACTGTGTACGCACCACCTTCTGATGTATCTTTTATCTTATCTAAAAGTTTTTCGTGACCAGCTGTCGGTGGGTTAAACCTACCAAAACCGAGAGTAAGCGTTCCTCTTGTCTTTTCCACTCCTCCTTGTTCCTCTGGAGGGGGCAGTTCTTCAGGTGCTGAACCTGGTACAGACGGCGGCGGTACTTCCGAAACCGTTTGTCTAGCTGCAGATCCTGGGTTAAGAGGGTCTGTCTCACTTGCTGGTTTGCGTCCACTATTAAATACTAATTCTCCTTCAACGGTGCGTCCGACTATACGCCCATCGGGATCAACCCATGAACCATGACCGTCTCCAGTCAAACCAAGTTTCTTGGCCTGCTTTGCAGCATTGGATGCTGCTTCAGTTAAAAATTTTGAAAAGGATTTCATATTTACTGACCAAAGACTCTTCTAGTAGATCCCTTCATGGTATTTATATTAAAAGCAAGAGTAATCCTATGCTCATCAGTAGTTGTTCTCTTAACAGTATGTTTTAACCATGATGGAAAGATAATAATTTCACCTTCTTTAACTTCTGGAGTAAAGTTAGGTAAAATATAATCAGGGTGTCTTTTATAATTAATCTCATTATTCATATAAGAATATAATTGAATTAATGGATTTGTAAATACCGCAGGTTCATGTACATCAGGATTAAATTTTACATAATGAATTGCAGAATAGAATCCAGGTAAATGATCATGCTCTTCTTGATTTTCACTGAGTCCATATGAATTTATCCAAGACTCATCAATATAACACTTGCCTCCATCAAGACCTAGATCCTCAGTAAAACGAATCATTATATCATCGTAGTAGTGAGCATACTCATTAACACGACTACTACTAAACTCAGTTCTTAAATCACAATCCCATCCACTAGGAGGTTTATTAATAGGAAATTTTTCACATTGTTCAAACTTTTGTTCAGCATTTATCCTAATCTCAGTAGGGTCAAGATAATACTTAAACAAAGGAACCCCAAATATCAATTGATTCATTAGTATATCTTTCCGTGAGGTCCAAATCTTGCACCAATTTTACCTGCCATGAATACTAAGTCTGTTGCTATTTTATTTCTTTTTTCCATAGGAGCTGACATTATTGTATCCATGAAAGTAATCTGCATCAGTTTACTATTAGCAGCATCAGGAGCATTACCCTCTTGAAATACCAATTTCAAATTTGTTATCGCATCCTCTACAGATACTCCAATATTAACCCCTGCTCTCTTTATATTTTCCAACTTAATTTTATATTCCTGTTCTTGCCTTTGATCAAATAATTCATAAGTCTTTGGATACTTAGGATCATTTTTATCATTCTTAAAAGGAACACCTTCATTATGTAACAACTCTTCAACTAAGAAAGTAGCAGCTTTACCCATTCTAGCACCACCTTTACCTTGTTCTGTAGGTTCAAACTTCAAATTATCATAACTAAGTCTTGAACTTGAAGTAACATTCCTTTTGATTTGAAAATCATACAACTTAGATCTTGCCCTAACTCTTATCCTACAGTCGTCAGAATCCCACACCCATTGATTATTTTTACTACCTTCTTTGACTTCCATATTACATAATGGTTGCTCTTGACCAGTCTGTCCCAATTGATATGATCCCATTTTACTAATATTAGATACCTTTTCTAAGAACTTAGTACTAACATTGACCTCAACATATTTTGCAGTCTTACCATCAACCTTCTTAAGGGATATACCCATAAGTTTCTTCTGTTTAAACAACTGTCTCATAATATAATTAAGTTGTTTCAATTGTATTTCAGCACTTGCAGTTGATTGCTTATTACCAGAACCATAGATGGAAGATCCGATTTCCTTTTTAATATGTTCTATAATTTTATCCTCATCATTAACTAACCATATGTCAGCAGGGTTCCAGTTATCCTTTTGTGCCTTTCCTTTTCCTCCTCCCTTAAGGATATGACCAAACTCATCAATCACAAACTTCTCAATGAATTCCATGAACCCACCATCACGATTAACGCTATGAAATTTATTACTACCAACTCTAGGAAGTAATGCATTATGCTGCTTATAAAAATTAATCATCCATTCGGATTCAACATCATCTAGATTGGCATCATCTTTCCATATTTTTTTCAATCCTTTATATGCCTCACCATTATATTTGTATTTTAAATCTTGCCACTTATCAAAAACTCTATCCTTATTGATAGCTAAATCAAAAACAAGAGCACTACCCTTTTCCTGCAACTTAGTTCTCAAATGAGCACTAACGCTTTGAGTACCTCTGGAAAAAGGAGATGCAGCATACTTTAAATTCTCACTTGCTCTAAACTTAACTATCTGAAGACCATTAATAGTGAATTGTATTTCACCCATCTTACCAGCAGTCTTATCCTTATCATTACGATGCTTACCTTGAATAGCTTTAACAGATTCTGGCTCTGTCATTATGACAATAGCCAGAATCTTACCTTTATTATTAACCTTTGGCCATTTTAAAAACTGATCAGCATTCCAAGTGGCAACATTGCCAGCAGACTCCATTAGAACTTTCATTCTGGATTTATCCTTCTTCTCTTTAATGAGATTTAAGATATCATCTTTTGTCTTAGCAACTGCTGCCATTACTCTAACACTTTATAAGTATTTAGAGGTCGTCTATGCGTCTGTTCTCTGAGAAGTATGAATCAAAATGTCCATCTGGATAACGAGCAGCAAGTTTTTGAACATTCCTTGCAATGACATCATCAAGAGATACATCAAGTGCCATACATGCTTGTGCAACATACCATAGTACATCTCCAAGTTCAATCTTAAGATGCTCTCTATTTGCTTCATCATATGGTTTGCCTTGGAATGCAATCTTCTTAACTATCTCCAAGAACTCTCCACCTTCTGCACTGATACCAACAGCAGCAGTCAATAGACGCTCAATGCTACACCCACTACCTTGTAGTTGTGCTACACGAGAAATGAACTGAGAAGCAATCTTAGACTCATCACTAGTAACAGAGTTTACAAAAGTAGTATACTCAGTCCACTTAGGATTATCTACTCTAGTCTTAACAGGAGCAGGAGTATCAGGTGTAATAGTTAAATTAGTTGCTGCTGCTCTTGCTGCTGGTGGTGCTTGTTGAGGTTGAACACTAGTAGGATCTGTTGCCCTAGGAGGTGTTGGATTAATATTAGTATTTGCAATACTACCAAGTTGAGGTGCTTCTGGATTATCAGGATCATCTCTCCACCCTTCTGTTCCAGCATCACCTGGTTCTACATCCCAAAACTCTTTAGGCCGATTTGGTCTTTTAAGTTGTGGTGTTGGTGTTGGTTTCTGCGGATCTGGTGTAGCATCTGCAATTGCACTTGAAAAAGTAGGCATGATCTTTAATTAGTTACAGTTTCTTTAGGATGAAAATTATGTATCTTATCTAAGTGGAAAAATTCCCAAGTAAAAGATACATCTCCTAAATCCTTTTGTTCAAAATCCAAATCCTTCGGAATAATATCGAAGAACGCAGCGATAGTAACTCTATCACTATCATTGAACCAGTCTTCCTTTATATATGGATTATGTAGGAAACAAGTCGGATAGGATACAAAACTATTATACCCCATTTCTACAATTTCTTCAAGCTTCCAAGGATCATAGTCATCTATCTGGAACCATTTGGGTTTATCTGCTAAAGTATGTTTCAAACTTTTGAAGAATCTAGTCTCATCATTAAAATCATTATGACTATAATCTAACCAAGACTTCTTGCCTTTAAATGACCAAAATCCAGTCTTAACCTTATCAGAATCAGTAAGATTTATATTACAAGCAACATGAGCAGAATCTTCAATAACATTTTCAACAAGATCTGTATGTGGAAATACAGAACGCAGATCATCTATTCTCATATTACCATTAAAACAATTACCACTAATATTTTTAACACCTACTTCCTTAACACCAAACAAAGGTCTAAGAGAATTGAGCAATGGATCAGCAAACCAATCAGCAATCTCTGGAAATACATAATAACTTTTACCTGGTCTAATAATACTATCAAAATTATTACAACCATTTGTCCACCAGTGACCATTGACTAAGAAGTCTCTAACCTTATCAGGAAATTTAAAATAATCCTCTGCCATAAGTACTGGTATATCACCATCCTTACCAACATATTTAAATTCCCACCTAGCATTGTTGACAACACTAATCTCTGACCATATGTCATTGGAAGATTTAATCATCATGTAAACTGCAAACTAGCAAATTTATTTTTCATAGATTCAAAACTAGTCTTAGTGTCATCTTCTTGCTTACCAGTGTCTATCAATTCACCACCTTCATCCTGATTACAATCATACAATCTCATCTTAGAACGATCAATACCAATAACAAATCTCTTATGCATAGTAGGATCATTGTATCTATTCTTTAATTGTTTAACTTGAATCTGATTCAAGGGTTCCAACTCCTCGCTAGAAATGAGAGCGAACATAAGGTCAGCAGTAGCAGGAAGTCCGAAAGATTCAGATGTGTCGGTAAGGTCAACATCACTAGAAGCAAAACCAGAACGAGTAGTTTGAGTAGCACTGACAATCGGTAGATCAAACTCGACAGCAAGACCCCGAAGCTCTTCAGCAATCGCTTTAACATAAGAATAAGAATTGACATTACCTCCTGCTTTATATCTTGAGGAAGCACATATGTTCAGATAATCTATGAATATTATATCAGGACTAAAAGATTTCTTCAACAATAATTCATTGAGTAATGCCTTAAAGTGTCCACTATGAGCAGATGCAGTAGGATACTCTTTTATTATTAATGATCCCTGTGTCTTCTTAGCAATATTAGTTACCTTATTCTCAAACATCACACGAGGTAATTCATTTATATCTTTAATATTGACATCAAGTAAATTAGCATCGATCCTCTCCGCAATCTTTTCCTCTGCCATTTCCATTGTAATGTAGAGAACATTTTTTCCCTGGAGGAGGACACTGCTAGCCACATGACACATGAATAAAGATTTTCCAACACCTGTGCCAGCGAGAGCAATGTTGAGAGTCTTATTCGGTAAACCACCCTTCGTAATCTTGTTGAAAAACTCAAGGTCGAACGGGATCTTATCCTCCTTTCTGTGGTACGACTCATATCTTTCCTCATAATCTTCTAAGTAATCATGTCCTATATGATTATCGAAAGACACAGCCAAAGCATCAGACAAAATACTAGGAATAGAATCCCTTCCTTTCTTGTCATCCTGTCCATCAGCAATCTTAATAGAAGACATCAACGCTAAGTATATAGCACGATCTCTACACCATTTCTCTGTAGCATCCAGTAACCAATCATCATTGATCTCACTATCTTTCAATGAAGAAATAGTTTCTTGTAATTCTTTTAACTCTGTCTCTGTAAGATCAGATCTATTTTGTATTTCAATTTCTAAAACTTCTGTAGTAAGAAGTTTATTATACTTGGCAATAAAGTCAATAATCTCTTGACATACTACTTGCTCTGCTCTAATGTCAAAGTAGTCAAGGTTAATAAATGGAATAACCTTCCTAGCATAGTCTTCATTGTGAATCAGATTCCTAAGAATCGTTAGTTCAAGTCTTTCCATAACCACAAACAAATGATATACTCACTCTCTTTTTATTTTCTTTAAAAGGAGTGACAGTGTGAATAAGATACGAAGGGAAGAATATTAACAATCCAGAAACAGGGTAAGTATAATAAGCATCAAAGGTATATGGACTTGGATTGTTTGGATCTTTAAGAAGAGTATTCTTTAATCCATATGAAGGGTCTTGAAAATATAAAGACCCACCATCCTTTCCATTCCATGTACCTGGCTTTATAATAGCATTCGGATCGTAGTTAAAATAACATTCGTTACTATTCGTTAGATAATCAACAGGATAATAAACACCAGATAGAGAAGCTCTACCGTGATGATGTCCTAGATTGAAATCACCAGACTCATTTATGTTTGCCCATAGTTGGTCACAAGTTAGTCCCTGTAAAAAACCATGCTGCTCACAAAAATGATTTGCCCACTTCTCTATTATACCACGCAGTTGACCAAAGCTGCCATAATCATTTTCTAATCCACCTTTACTATGCCATCCACCCATATTACTACGAGTTTTTCCTTCAGCATCCTTGTGATTTTCTGCTAAAATATCAGTCAATAAACTTACATTTAGATCATGAGTTTTATCAACAAAATTATAGAGTGCTATTGGAATAGGAAATAAAGGTAGACACCTAGGATCCATAACTAAACTCTCTCTGTGCAATCTCATCTAGAGCTTGCATAACCTCAGGTGTAAAGTACTTCTCTGGGTTCTTATATATCTCTTTAGCATATACTTTCTTGCCGTTCATTTCATAACGACCAGCAACATTCTTCCAGAGTCCACCTATCTCACCAAGATCTAATAGACCAAAGTACTTATCCAGTCCTCGGTCATCATAGAACAGACGAACCGTGACATCTTTATTCTCCTTGCTTAGACGAGACTTTGCTGTCTTAGCTTTGATAAGATTTCCGATGACATCTTTACCGTCTTTCTCTTTCTTTTTCGTGAGGTAAATGATCGTACTAGAAGCGTACTTAAGACCACTACCGCCCCCCATTTCTTTAGTTGGTACATAGGCTCCAATAACATCATAAGTGTGGTTCGTAACTATCATAGGTATATTAGCTTGTCCTAACTTCAAAGTCAACATTCTAAATGCACCCTTAACCAATTGTGATTTGGTCATATCACGGACTTGCTTGTCCTCTAGTGCATCGTTAATTTCCTTTTCAGTGGAAAGCATCCCAAGAGAGTCTAACACAAACATACAAGGTTTGCGATCCTCTGTTTTGGTCTTAAGATATATATCAACTGCCTTAAGTGCCTTACTTCTGAACTGTTCAATCGTTACTACATTAAGTACTACGAAACGAGATGTGTCAATTCCCCTATCTTCAAGGAGAGACTTTGTGATAGCGGATTCGGTATCAAAATATAAGCAGTAAGCGTTAGGATCGCTATCCAGAAAATTTTTAACGACAGCGAGAGAGAAGAAAGTTTTTCCAGTGCTACTTTCACCAGCAATAGCAGTAATCTTGTTGCTAGATACACCACCAAATATGCTACCTGATACGAGTCCGTTAAAAATGAACGAACCCGTGTCCACATAGCTTTCACTTTCGTCAATATCGGCTGCGAGTTTGGTGTAGTCATCACCGATCTCCTTTACAATGTCCTTCAAAAAATCCATAATTAATTGTTTCGTTTTGGTGTGTGTCCGTGGGCTATTCCTAGTTCATGCATTTTAGCATGTTCGTCAATAGGGTCACGCAATTCTGTTTTACCTGGTCCAAAGGTAAGGTAAATACCATACCCCATAACAAAGAATAATAATCCTACTATAATGAATACTAATATCATACTACCTCCCTAAGTAACTCCTGTCCATTGTTTCCTTCTCTAGATTCTTTGACCTGCTTTAATAGGAAATAAAGTCTAGTGTCACCACCCAGAGACAATGCTCTGACAATAGTGTTTAAATCGTTGTCTGTAATAGGTAATTCCATTTAGATAAAGAAAGCCTCTAGGTTTGCAGTTCGTTCCACTTCCCATCCAATAGAGTCTAGTATGATCCTTAGAGGTTCAAGAAAACTCTTATTAAATTGTAAGTCATGATCGATATACTGATCGATTCCTAACTCTTTGGGGAAGTCTTGTATAAACGAGATAACATTCTCATGTATCTTGTTTGGTTTTTTAAGGTAGCAGAATTTAATCTTCTCACCATTGCTTATTAACGAATACTTGTTCGTCAACTTTTTCTCCTTGATGTAATGGTTAAACAGTAAAGCACCCCGAACATGTATCGGTGTGCCTTTGGTATAAATCATGCTTGCCGATTTATATTTAGTGACATCAGAAACTGACCTAGGGAATGCAATTTCCTCAGGTGGGAGATTCCTGAATTTCTTACGACTAGCATCGATAAAATCAATAACCTCATCCTCTGTACCATTCATCATAAGTTTAAGAGCATCCTTAATCATAGTACGACAAGGTGCAGGTGTAGAAGATTTAACTGCCTCTATACCCATCATCTTCAACTTAGGCTCATTGTATTGGACTCCTTCACTATTCCATACATTCAGGATGTATCGCTTCTTAGCAGTCCATATACCCCTCTCTGCGATGTTCTCTCGCTTCATAAACATCTTTTGGTCATAAGCACTAACATAGTCTGCTAGTTCCTTATAGGACTGATCTATGAAAGGTTCAAACTTCTCCTCACATATCTTATCCAATAGTTGAACTGTCTTGTCACTATTTGGGAAAAACTTCTCAACTAGAGGACCAAGATTAAGGTAGATACTATCAGTATCAGATGCAATAACATAATCAACTTCCTCAGTACCTAAGATCTTATTGATATATCCATTCATCTTATTCTCTATCCAACGGATACTAACCTGACCTGATAGAGTAATCGCTTCAGCATTTGCTAGTTTATAATACCTGAAGTACTGATTGCCGATAGCACCATAAGCAGAATTAAGAGATATCTTCTTTGCCATTTGGATGTTGTTACACCTGGCAATCTCTTTGACAAGATCAGGCGTGGGTGTCTTCTCATATTTCTTCTTGGCATCGATCATCCTCTTCTTAAAGATCACACGCTCGTTGTACATCTTCTCCATGAGTTCAGGTAAGAACCCACGAATCTTCTTAGTATACTGTGCTCCATTAGCACAAGTAGCATACTGACTATCTACCTCAGTCTCCTGATTTAAGATCCTCTCAACGCTCGCACTGGCACATCTAGTCTCCCTGAGGGTCTCTGGTGAGATATTGTACTGCATAATAAGATGAGGGTACAGGCTATTAAGGTCAAAACTGACCACCCAATCATAGCGTCCTGGTTTCGGTTCCTTGACATAAGCTCCTGCGTACTTTTCATCCTTGTCGGATCTCTCCTTCGGTGGGATGACGATGTTCCGCTTTTTAAGATAGTTGTATATAATGTTGTCCCACATTCGGACTTGATAAAACACATCTGCGTAATTGACCTTAGCATCATATGCCATAGTCAATGCCAACTCAATGAGTTTCATCTTGTCTTCCAGACGGTCAACAAGTTCCACATCAATTATATTATACTCTACAAATTTTTGCCAGCCATTTGTGTAGAAATCTTTAAATGTGTCGAATTCAGAGTGATCTAATTTCTTCTGACCAAGTTCTACCTGTGCAATATAATCCAATCGATATGACTCTTGGTTTGTATAGGTAAACTTCTTATACAAATCAAGATAATCTAACTGAGTTATACCACCCACATCATATGTCTGATACCTACGACCTTTAATATAGATCTCCTTAGGAGAGCATAATCCCCAAGGGGATAATCTCCTCATCAATTTAGTACCAAGAACCCTTTCAATACGCTTTGCAATATATGGTATATCAAACAGTTGAATGTTCCATCCAGTCACAATGTCTGGAGTATTATCGATCCACCACTGAATAAAACTACTCAGAAGATCATGCTCATTATTAAACTGTATGTAACGAACATTCTCTTGCTTATTTTTAAATGATCCTATACCCCATGTTGTAATCTCTTTAGTATTATAATCTTGTATAGAGATCAATAAGATCTCTTGGTCAGCAGATTCCACATCAGGGAATCCATTCTCAGATCTAGTCTCAATATCAATAGTGTATAAACGGATCTTACTTATATCAAACTTAATCTCATCCTCAGGATAACTATCAGCAATGTACTGATAAATGAATCTATCCTGACCATAGATAGGAAAATTATCTACAAACTCATACTGCTTTATAAACTCTCTTGACTCTCTAACAGTACCTGGTTTAATCTTCTCAACATACTTACCTTCAAGAGTTTTATAATTAGTTTTTTTCTTTGCAGGTACAAACAAAGTAGGAGAGTACTTCTCTCTAACTTGGAAGTACTCTCCTTTGTCGTAACCACGAACGAGAAAGTTATCCCCGATCATAACTACATTTGTGTAAAACTTCATTCAGATATAAGTTCCTCGTATGCTTTTAAAAGCTGAGGTTCTGGGTCAACTACAGTTAGTATAGCATCGGATGAGATCATACACTTATGTTGGTGTGTCACTCCTTTACCTGGCCACCTCTGTAATCTTTCTTTCCAATCCTTACCCTCCTCAAGTCTAAACTCAACAGGGTCAGTTAACTCACAATCTGGTTCACCAACTTCAGCACCTACTTCTCTAATCTTAGAAACTAATACTTTAGAATCCATTTTTAAAACAAGAACCTTAACCATTGGTCAACTCCTGATACATTAATTTTAAATCGTTAACTGGGTCACAAATTGTAGTAACCGTTGCTGGATTAATTATGTAAGTACTGTCTTCAGAGATATCCATCCAACTCTTAAGTCCTACTTTATTGACTTGTGATTCAGTACCAGCATTCTCTTCTTTAAGCCTAACCTCTGGTGTATAAACTATCTCAAAAGGTTTAGTAACAAGATACTGTGTTCCTCTATCACTTGGATCAACAACTTCTTTTAAATCACAAAGAAGTTGTGTGCCATCGTTTAATATAGTGACTTTAATAGACATCTTTTTTTAGAATATTTAGGGTGGGAGGTTGGGTTCATGTTTACCAACAAGTGAGGGGCATTGCTACATTGAGTAGATTTTTACCGCACTGTATATGTCCCGACTGGTAAGTCGATTCTAGAGACTCCTCTAGCGAGCACCACCTCTGACACATCACCTTAACTAGCCTTATGCCAGCAAGTTTATTCAGTCACTCCCGTGTTAGGCGATCAACCTAACAAAGATATTATACATTAAAAAAGGGGGTATGTAAACCCCCTTGTGTTAGATCCAGTCTTTACGAGCGTGATGATCTGGTATGATCTTACCAAGTGTGACAGTTAGTAATCCGTCTTCAAACAAGACTTCTTTGACTACTGTTTCATCAGCGATAGTCCATGACCTATCAAAGGATCTTTGTGCAAGTCCTCTATGGGTATAGTTTTCCTCTTTCTTCTCTTCCTTGTGACCTTCTACAATTAATTTACCATACTCTGTGTAGACTTTAACCTCATCCTTTTTGAATCCTGCTAGAGCAATCTCTAATCTAGATTCAGTATTGTTTACTTGAATGAGATTGTATGGTGGGTAATTTGATTGTGTTTGTAGATCGAAGAATCTATCAAAATAATTGTCGAGTCCTATGCTATTCTTGGTGATCTTATCCATAAGATCAGGCAAGCTTTCAGCATGAAATCTTTGTATGTTAGACATGATGCCTCCTTTAAAAGCGAGTGTTTAATTGTATAGTCCCTTACGGCGACTACACTTTATTTAGTAACATCATAGTATCTTTCCACCCATTAACACAGTGGGAAGAACCGCCCACATCTTGTACTGCTTTCGCTAAAGCATAATCATTTTGACCCTCTTCCATCATATCACCAAAGAAATGCAACTCATCACCCAATTTAAAATCTCTTAGAATCTGACTCTTATTACTTCCTGGTGCTCCTAGATCTAAACCAGTCTGTCCTCCTATATTAACTTCAAGATCTGGAAACTTCATCTTAAGTCTTCTGGCAATTTCTTTTCGTTCACCAGTTTCCTTATCCCACTTAACATACTCTTCTCTCTCGACAAAACATGTAAGACCTCTACCTAAAATGCTAAAGTTAACACCACCTGGCCTTCTCTCAATATGATTACCATTACGAACAGGGAATTTACTAAAGAGTAATTCATTCTCTAAATGATTCTCTACATCCCTAGGCAACTCCCAGTCGTCTCTATAGATATTAATATCCTTCTCATACACATCAGAACCAGAGCAGTTATAAACTCTCTTAGCATTGTTGTATATTCCAGGTGTTACCTGTTCTATGGTCTTCTCTCTATCACTACCAGTAACTAAGTACACATCATTACAAGTAGAAAACTCATAAAAGAAATGTAAGAACTCAGGTTCTATAGTTTTTCTAGCAGGTGTCAAAGTCCCATCGACATCAAAAATAAACTTCTTCAGGATTCTTCCTCCGTTTTTTTCCTTCCTATATTATACTTGGTTTCGAGTATCCAGTCACCTTTGTCTTTATAAGACAAAACTTTAATCTGGTTTAAAGGTGCTATGTCTTGAATCTGATCAGCATTTAAAATCTTTATGAGACCCCAATCAGCAAGCAACTGAGCAATGCGGTTCCTACGCTGAACATCGTTAACAGTAAGGTTAGCTCTTTTTCCATCTAAAGCAAATAGTTCTTTAAAATGAACTATGAAATATCTTCCCTGCTTATGTAGGATATGACATGACTGATATAATTTCTTCTCTTTACGGGATGCCACACCTATACGGGTTAGCGTCTCCCTTACTTTCAAGAAATCATCTGGTTCACCTAATGATACTTCCACCATTTTATCGGGGGACCAATCCACCGTTGGTTCATTCACAACACTCATCGTCTTCATTAAATTTTATTCGTAAAGGTATTTAGTAAATAAATCTTGCAGAAGAAGATCCCATTCCAATAGTAGTATCTTTAGTAATGAATTCAGTTACCTGAGCATAATACTTTTCTATCTCATATTTTTTATTAAAATCTTTTAAGTCTATAACATTACCACTTATCTCTTCATACACTGTCATGAAAGTTCCCAACATATGCCATTGTAATGGTGGTATATATCCTGGAGATATGCATACAAAGATCTGGTCAAACTTATAGTCACCAAAATCATACTCATCTTTAGTGAAGAATTTAAAATTATCAATATACTTCTCAGCATAAGGAAGATGTTCGATATTATTACTAGACTTATTACCAATCCAAGTAAAAGATTTTAATCTCTTCTGAGTCTGCAACCACATACCCCAATTACCTTCCATAACTCTATCATAAGTCTTTAATGACATTATCTCTTCCTCTGGTGATTCTCCAAAACATCCAGAGAATATATCATCATGATGATCTATGTTTATTATTTCTATATCACTATGACCTTCTAATCCATATAGAATATTATCATGATCATATCCAAATCTAACATCAGTACAATTTCTAAGTGCTTTTAAATATGTTCTAAGACAATACTGATAATTCTCAACACTAATCTTATGACTAAACTCACCAGGATGATCTTCAAATAATTCTGCCCATTTAACAACTGGCCACATATCATATCCTTCTTCTATTTCATTAACAGTTTGATTGTGATTAATGGCAGGTTCAGATATAAAATCTAAATCAATACTTAGTATCTTCACATCATTCCTCCAGTATTAAGTTTACCTTTAATATATTCAATCTGATCCTTTGTAAGAATCCTCAATGCCTGTTGTGCTTTCTCATTACTATACCCATAGTACTTCTTAACCGCATCGATATCCTCTACCTTACCCTTCTTTAACCAAGGAGCAAATCGTTTCTTCTTCCTTAAAGAATTTAAAAGAAAATCATACTGAAGTTTAGGATCAAGAAAATGAGACTTGTTCATCTCATTTGCAAACAATACAGAATCCAAAGAACCAGACAAACATTTGTTCACAACAAATGCTGGATACTTTTCTGTAGGATCTTCATCTAGAATATTCTCCTTTGTGAAGTTGATTGAATTTAACCAGTTCTTTAACATCCTAAGACCTCCGAATAATCATATGTTCTACCAAGCAATGCTATGTTAGTTGGCATCTCTATAGTATAGCAGAGTTTATAAGAAGCCCATACTGCTGCTCCGAAATGAACACCAGTATCATTTGCAAATGGAACAATATGCATATTAGTAAACATATCTCTAATCAAAGTATTAGTATTAATATTTAAAAAACACCCACCAGCAAAACAAACATTATCCTCCAGATAATCTTTTCTCAATTCAGAGATAAGATATACAAAAGCATCTTCATAATTCTTTTGCATGAAATATGCTTTATTTTCTGGAGTAACATTCCACTCCTTCAAATGATCTAAGACTAATCCATAATCATAGAAATTAACAATAGGTAATCCAAATTCATATCTATCAATACCAAATGCTTCTTTAGCAATCTCTGTAGACTTAGTATATGGTTGATCCTTTGTCGTATCATATTTACCATATGCAGACAGTCCCATTATCTTACCTTCTGCATTATTATATTTGCCATCATTGGGGCCTGTCTTCTCATTGTAAATATTACTAGCCATATTACAATAGTAATCACCAAAAGAATTCTCACCTAACCCACTTTGCATTCTAAAGAATCTAAAAATTCTTTTATCTTTATCAAAGTATCCAATACTATTATTCTCACATGCTTTTATTGATGCATCAGCAAAATCCCAGATACCACTACCAAACCCATCAAGAGTTAAAAAACTACCACTATTAAATGGTGCAGTAAAGACAGTAGATGCTGCATGACACAAATGATGACCAACAAACCATACTTCCGCATTAGGAAATACACTACGGATCATCTTATTTGCTTCACCACTCATAGTCTGCTTATGACAGAGATCTACTGCAGATGGAACAAAGCATACAATATCAACATCCTCTTTAGGAATATCACCTAAACAATAATCTATAGACCTATGTGGAAAGTTGCCATCCCACTTTGTTCTAGAAAGTCTCTCTTCATCAATACTTCTAATATGCTTACCATCTACAAATAAAGTAGCACCAGCATCATGTATTCTATTTTTAGTTGAGATATCTGTTGGATCCCAATCCAACGCACCATGAATACCAATAATATTCATTTAAGATCCATAATTAAGTAGAAGTAATTCCTTACGCTCCTGTTGATCCTGCATATAGTCACCAACAGATCGCATGGTATAAGTGTGATCAAACTCAGCAGCGTTCCAATTTTTAAAACGATCCCTAATCACCTGACTACTATTATAAGATATCAACTGGGGTGCTGTAAACTCATCACAGACAGTAGCAAAATCGTCATGGTTAAAATGCTTATGCATATCTCCTTTCTTACCATACAAATTATTTCCTATTTCATAAGGAGGATCTAAGTATATAAATGCATTCTTATTATCAGACATCAACTCCTTCCAATCAAGATTTGTTATATTCCAATTCTCAATTAACTTACTATACTCTGCTAACTTTTCGATTCCCCTAAAGGAAAAATTGGACTCTGATGCCTGAGGACTAAAGGAGGAGGACTCAGTAAGGCCACTAAAGCTGCACTTATTAGCAATGTAAAAATCACACGCCCGATCAAATTGCGATTTACTTTCATCATTGACACCCTCCTTTGCTTTGATAAACAATTCCTTTGCAGTATCCCTATCAGGATTCATGTTCTTAATAGACCATAATTTATCCTGCATTGCTTGACCATCATGCTGCAACTGTTGCCAGAAGATAGCAAGTGGTCTGTAAAGATCATTTACCCAGATATCTAGGTGAGGATATAATTTAGAAATAAACAATGCTACAGAACCGCCACCAACAAAAGGTTCCCTAAACTCTGAAAGGTTCTTTAGATCTGGAAAATGTTGTGCTAGTTTAGTACAGGCACGAGATTTTCCACCAGGATAACGAAGTGGGGTTTTCAATGCTTTCATAATTACCAATAATTAATGTGTAGTTCATCATACTCCATATGTTTAATAAGAGCATTTTTTACTCTAGGATCATCTTCAGTATCAATAATAATACGAAGTTGTTCTCTCCGTGCTTGTTGAAATACAAAAGATGCTTCTTCTGCAGTATCAAAACGACCAAGACCTTTTCTCTTACCAGGTCTTATAGTATTTCCTTCCCTAATAAGGGGATTGATTTGAGTACGATATGGTTTATCTTTAACTCTACCTTGCTTCCACATAGTACAGATAGTAACTCCCCAAGGTAATCCACTAGCAGGATCTTTAGTAGTAGGTTTAAACCATTTATTTACAATTGGTCTGACCATTAAACAAGTTTCAGGACTATAGTGTTTATTCCCCTGAATAAGAATATCTTTATCAATCTCTTTATTTTCATGATCTTCAAATGTTTCAACCCATTCTTTAAATACAGAAAGTTTGAACCATCTTGGATCCATAGTACACCCTTCATAATTTGGATGTTTAATTAGGTACTTAGGATCCCTGTTATCAGTTCTCCTAAGAATACCACTCCACCTTGCCCAAGTCACTCCCAAACTATAATCTGGAATGAAAACATCATTTATACCAACACCATAAACAGGAGTGCGAACTTGAAAGTTTGGACCTTCTCTCCCAATGTTAGGATTTGGTGGTTTTTCTATCCAATCTTTTCTATCAAACTTTTGATAGACCATTTTCCCATTAATTTTCTTGTAGAGATATTTTCTTACGGTTCCATTTTTCAACTTAATGGTGCTAAACCTTTCATATCCTTCTGGATGGCTCATTTGAATTCACACTCCACCATAATTTCGGTAAGACAAGCTAGTATATTTATCTCTTGGTCGGCCACAAAAGCAATCTGATACTGATACTTAGCAATAATGAGCACAGCAGCAGCAATGCTAGGACCGTCAAGGGTTTGATAAAGGCCATCATAAAGACGGCGAAGCAATACAGCAGGATCATTATCCAGATTAGAAACGACCCACTTCCTGACTCCAGGAAAGTCCTTCGCACGAAGCGTTTTAATGAGGTCGTCAACCTTGACATCAGAAAACTCTACTAGGATAGCTGAATCTATTGTACCACCAACTGAATATCTCTGCAACTCATTTAATACTCTTCTCCAATCTGGGAAGTGTTTGTTAATTAATTGGGCAAGTACTTTCTTATCAAAGTCAACACCTTCCCCTTCAAGAATCCCAACAATCCTCTCGAAGAAAGATACCTGTATCTCTGCCTTCTGCTTACCTTTGATCGAGAACTCAACCACAGAACACCTGGAGTGTAGCGGTTCGATAATTTTATTTTTATAATTGCAGGTAAAGATGAACCTACAGTTTTTATGGAATGCCTCAATGTTACTCCTCAACAACAACTGAACATCATGTGTCGTGTTGTCTGCCTCATCAATAATAATAACCTTATGGTTAGAAGATGGCAGCAAGGACATAGTAGAAGCAAAGTTCTTTGCTTGTCCTCTAACTGTGTCAAGGAACCTACCTTCATCAGAACCATTAATCAGAATGTAATCACATCCCAACTGTTCGCAGAGTGCCTTAGCAACTGTAGTCTTACCTACACCTGCTGGTCCTGTTAAGAGAAGATTAGGAATCTCACCCTTATTTAGAAACTGTCTAAAGGTTTCCTTAATATAGTC